CGATTCTGCAACTTTGTGTGCAGCAAATGCTTCGCTTAGTTTCTTCTCAACGCCCTTGACGCCGCCCATAATGCTACCCTTAGCTTCAACGCTTTCGTAGATCTTCTGTGCTTGCTGCTTAGGTGTAGCTACTTCTGCTGGCTTAGTAGCGTTGTTGAATGCTGCTAAAATGTTGTATATATTGTTAGACATTATTTCTTACCTTTAAATGGGCTAGGGAGTTTGTTTTGTGTAGACCCAAGTGGGCTCTTTGTGTCTGCTGGTGCTGCGGCTTTTTGTGCGGCAGGACGAGTTTCAATACCAGGGGCTTTGCCCTTAGTCAATTCTTTTAACATGCTGTCAGTACGGGCTTGCCCAACACGTTCTTGTCCGCCTTCATCAGCAGCCAAGTTAGGGTCAAGTAAACGGGAACCCTTAACGTCTTTACCACGGGCTTCGTCCATCTCGTTGCGGTCGTCTTCCGCCTTAGTGTATACGCATACGCACTCAGGGTTAACGCCGGCACGTTCACGGATCATTTGGCGAAGCAATGCTGTTGTCGTTGGATACTTAACTGTTACCTCAAACACCCAAGCTTCGCATGGGCCCATCTTAGGGAAGTCACGGTGTTCTTGGATTGGGATGGAACGAGCGGTAGAGATAGTGTCTACTTCGTATACATCAAGAGCATTCTTGATACGCTCCATTACTGCGCCTTTTGGGTTTACACCCGCAATCTTAACACGGTACTCGTAAGTCGTGTTAAGCTGAAATATATATTCTTGGAGATTTTGCATGTTGGGTTCCTATTACATATTTAGTAATAAATGACTTTATTCCGCCTTGGGCTTGTTACGCTTGAGAATTTCTGCAAGTAATGCATTACGATCAAGCACCATGCCCTTGCCATCAATAGGATCTTCAACTTCTGCACCCTCTTTAACTGCTTTAGCGTCTTTAAGGATTTGGTGATCTAATCTAGCTTTTTGCAACTGCAAACTAATCATTCGCAATTTCTTGTCCATTTTGGCTGTTTTAGCTGTAACTGCGTGTCCTAATAGTACGGATGCTGTTTGGAAGATGGGCCCAGCAAAGCGTGGATCAATGTTCATACCTAAGTCTAGTAAGTCTGTTGCCTTGTCCTTAGCCAAGGTAGACAGCTCGTCTAAGTCAACGTCTGATTGATCTAAGTCTGATACAAATGGTAACGCCAAATCAATTTTATCAATAGCCTCGTTTACATTGGCAATCATGTCTTGATTAGCTTCTATTGTATCCATCGTGTCTTGGGACACTGGTTGTTCGTCTGGATCTTTGAAATGGCCGCCTGGAAGGTCTGGCAGGTTGAGTAATTCACCGAGTTTTTTAGTCATAATGTTTCGAGGTAGTCTTCAATTTCGTTATTTAACAATACAAAATCATCAAATGTCTCTTCAACGTCTCGATCGTCGATATTATCCTGCCACATAGAGTCACTGACAATAATCGTAATTTCTCGTTGAATCTTACGGAGTAAGTATATTAGTCTTGCTTTAACTTGATCGTTATTGTTGGCAATATAGTATGTAACACTATCGCGAAAGTAATCAGTCAAGCTCTGCAATGACGTTCCGAATTTTGCATTTATCAATTGGGTCAAATCTATTTTAGCTTCGAATATTATTTCATTTATTCGCATTCTTTAACCATTCTAGCAATTTTTCTAACGTCTGTGGTGCGTCAGGAAATTTTTGAGCTATACTATCTTCTTTCAACAGTTGATCAGGAATTTCTGGCTTTGGCTGCCCGATTACCCATAATGGAAGTCTTCTAGATTCGAGTTTTTTAGTCATACCTTATTTATTAGGCGCGACCTTGGTGAAATAAGTCCTGCTCTGTTACTACTCTAAACTTTAAACCGTGTGCTTGGCAATACGCTGTTGCTGCTTGCCACTTAGCCATATTCAATATAGCTGCTGCTTTGTCGCGTGTGCTCTTAGCTTCTGCTAGTGATGTCTCTTTGAGTGGCTTGACTTCAATAATTTCTGCATGTTGCTTGCCCGCTTTATCCATATACAAGATAAAGAAGTCTGGAACATAGATAGTATTTTTCCCGGTAAACGGATTACGGTAGTTAACGTGAATTGCTTCGCTTGCCCACTGTAAGATAGCAGGGTTGTTGTCAAAGAATGTCATCACAGTGTGTTCCCACGATGAACGATATGTTGGCGTTCCTTTACCTATATACTTGGTTGCGTTCCTGGGTTGGAACTGACCATTTGCATATTTGCCAGCCATTACGGTAAAATACTCCGTGCAACATACTTGTTAGTCATTGGTTGTGTAGTTATACCAAGTAAACTTGTGCCCTTGCGCTGCAAGTTTAAAAACATAGTTAAGTAAGAGTTTACTTCACCCTTAGGCAACTTCATAAACTCTTGGAGCACTGCCATTGGATCTGCGCCGCGAGTACGGGCAGTATACATAACTGCACTGGCAAGTATCTTAGCTGCACCTTTGTTGTCTGCCACAGTTTCAAAGTAGCTAATCACTGCGGCATCTACATCAGGATTTACTGTAAAAGTAGGACTAAAGAAGTTGTTAAAATATTTGTTCGCATCTGTGTTAGCATTGGACGTCATATCCACTGGTGCTAGGTTGTAACTATTTTGACTCATATTATCCTTGATTGCTTGATACATCTACAGGCGCTGGTGCAGTAGATGTTTGCGCTGCTGTTGGTGCTTTGTTGAATAATGCCTTGCCAGCTGCATACGCAATCCCAATGCCTGCTACCGTCTTAGGCGATCCTGACGCCAGAAGGGCAACGCCCGCAGACAATGCAACTGCACCTATATTACTACTTGCGCCATTACTAGATACTGCACCTCTGAGTGTAGCTGCTGATTGGTTATCAATATCAGTGAGATTCCCTTGTATTTTGTTTGCTAGGTCACCAAACGAAGGCACAGCTATTCTGTTTAGTGGGTTATTGCCACTAAGAACATCCATACCAAATTGTGATAGCTCCCCCAATGCTGCTTCTTTAAGATTCATTTTACCAGCATTGCTGATACCGCGGAATGCTTTGAATGCAGCACCAAGTGGATCATTGGGGATAGAGTTGATAACATCATCTGCAGTGTCCATCAAACCACCTGGTCCCATGATGCTCTGTGTCCCGTTAGCAGGGGTAAGTGGCGATGGTTTCTTATCGTAGTGCAATTTTGCAAACGACGGCATAGTTGACGGTTTAACGTAGCCTTCAGCATACAACACAAACTCATATGAGACTGTCATTTCGTGTTGCATAGGTTCAGTAGAGCTTGACGAGTGTTGCCCGTGTTTAAACGACGTAATGATAGGATTTACTAAAATATATTCTGAGAATCGTTTCTGATGCAAGCTATAAATTTTAATGGATCTAATGAAGTTTTTAGGTTTTGTGACTTGCGTTAGTGGAGTGAAGCCGTACACATTTTTGCGGTCATTGTCATAGCGGCCATTAGCGCCAAGATACGATGCATCTATTTCTCCACCCCTACCAACACCACCATCCATGTCTCTATAATAGTATGCATAATAGTCTGCCCACAATGTACGGACGCGGTCGGCACTGTCATCATGGAACTGAAAGGTCACTGGATCGTAATGAATTTTGTTCTGTACGATAGATGGCCTACCGTAGCTGTTCAATGTCTTATTGTCAATAGTGAACTTAGGTAAGTCTATGCTCTTAACAAGCATACCTACTTCTGTCGCGGCATCAGGTACTGAGCCACTTTGTTTTAAATCTGTATCAATGTCAAAGTACACATGGTACATGTATCCCATTTTAGGGTACAGCGCATTACCTGTGGTCTTCTGATCACCGTCGTGGAATAATTTAGAGGCGTGAGAAAAGTCTTTGACCTGATCGCCAGTGCTTAACTGTGTTAAAAACCCGTCTAGTAAACCCAAAATATTCTCCTGCTCTATTATTTATGGCTCGTAAAAAAGCCCGGAATGTACCCGGGCTTATGAGTGTTTCGTCTGGGGTTAGCCAGTAATTAACCTGTTGTTAACGAACCTAATGTACGACCAACTGCTGTACCAACACCAGTACCTGTAGGTGTTTGCACTGCATTGTCAAAGCGCACAGTTAACGCAATCATCGCTGCTTCTGCGGTAGCATAGTTCATGTCACCGTAGTCAACGCTAGATAATTGGCAACCGTATAGTTCCCATGTTTCTAATACCGTAGGAGTGTTAGCGCCGTTGCCGCCGTCTAATACTTCGTAACGCAATACAAACTTGTAGTCAATACCAGATGCTGCACTGCTTTGCTCAGCAAAGTCGAATTGCTTCTGGATCTGTTCGCCTACTAGACGAGAAATATTACCACCCGCGTCGTCGCGTAGGTTGATAGTTGTTTCTTGCCATTCTGGCTTGCCTTGTAACCATACTTTGCTGTTGTAAACATCAATAGCAAATGGTGTAAAAGTAACGTTGGGACGTTTAATATCCGCAACTTGCTTTGTTAATTCTGCCTTGTCTGAACTGACACCAAAGTTTTCAAAAGTAGCACGGAAGCGATACTTTAACTTTGGCATTAACAAGCCTTGGGTAGATGCACTTTGGCTAGTAGCCAATGGTACTGTAATCTTTGTTAGTGACGAAACTGCCATCTTTATCTCCTATATATGTATTTACTTAAATTATGCTGCTAAATGGGACCCGCTAAGGTCCCATTATATGCTATTATAACTTAGCAATGTCTCCTGGATTGTACAAGCGAATTGGGATGTAGATAAACTCTACATCCTTCATTGGCTCAATAGCAACGTCAACATACAACTCATTACGAGCAATACGTGTAGGTGTGTTATTACTTTCATCGCAAAC